ATCTAGAGAAGCGACACCGTATGGTCAATCTGCGAGGATTGACCATAGAGGACGCATCTTTAGTTGGGGCACGCCTTGTGGGTCTGAGCTACCTTACGGTGCTCAAACCCACTTGCCGCAACCAAAGGACCCTTCTGAGGGCTCCGGTGCCTACCGGAGCTTTCGGGTCGCGTCCTGAGGTTCCCCCTCCCCCCCTTGTTCGCCCTGTGGGACGCAGGACTGCAAAGCGTACTTGGGCTGTGTGCAAGGATGCGTGGCGGTCTCTGTTGGCAGCTCTTGCTGCCTCCGGAGTCACCCGCATCGACGCCTCTACCCGTGAGGGTAGGGACGGTGCCCACAGCCTGTGTCGCTTTGCTTCCTGCATCCTGAAAACTGCCTTCTACACCGGGGTAGGCGAGTCAATGAGGAACCTGAAGTCCTGGGCTTCGCAGCTCAGGCTCTGGGTTCTCTCTGAGACTCCCCTGGTGCACAGGAAAGGGGGCTTGGCTCGGTTCTTCCAGGGCTCTCTTCGGACCTTGGTTGACTCCAACATGAAGGCTCTCCAGGTTTCTTACCTGGGTAGGAGCCTCCCTGAAGGAGACGCCTCGGTCGTGAAGAAGGCCCTGGTCGAGCACCGCCAGGCCCTATCGTCTCCCTTTTCGACCCCGCCTGAGATTTTGGCCAAAGCCAGGGACTTTGCGGTCTCCTGGTCTAAGTCATATCTCAGGATGCCCCGATGGGTCCCCCCGTCCTTGACGGGTGGGTCCTGTATCGGGTCGAAGAGGTCTGAGGGAGGCCTTTCTGCCCCTCTTTCGGCCCTCGTGATGAGCGAGGACCAGAAGAGGGGGACGGCAGCTTATCAGCATAGGCTGGGACTTGTTGCCCCGCCTATGGTCACAGGGTGTACCAGCTGCCACCGCGATACTGCTGTTCGGGACTCCTTCGTTTACCAAACCGCTTTGCAAGCGATTTGGGAGATGGGTGTCCCGAGAGCAGAGGTCGTGGTGGTTCCCGAACGTGGCTGGAAGGCCCGTGTTGTGACCAAATCACCTTGTGAGTTGGTCTACGCGGGTCATTTCCTCCGCAGGTGGCTGCTTTCTGGTCTCCGGAAGGATCCCCGATCATCTCGGGTTCTTTCCGGGGAGCACCGGGAGGCCGTTGAGGGAGTTGTTCGTTGCGGTCGAGGGCCTCGCTTGATAGAGCGTTATCAGCTTCTATCGGCAGACCTTACTTCCGCAACCGATCTTCTCCCTCACGACCTCTGTGCGGTGGTTGTCGACGGAATCCTCGAGGGATCCGCCGGCTGCATTCCAGAGGGGGTTGCTCGTCTCCTTCGTGTCTTGGTAGGACCGATGGATGTGAGCTACCCCGATGGGACGTCCCTTGTCTCGCTTCGCGGGATTTTGATGGGTCTCCCGACCTCTTGGTCCCTCCTTTCGATCATTCAGCTGTTTTGGGCTGATGAAGCGTGGAGGGCCGTTTGGTCGGGCACTCGGATTAATCCCGCTTTAGCTTGTCCAGGGGCGACCCCATCAACAGCCATCTGCGGTGACGATCTCATTGCCTGGTGGCCTGACAAGGCCATTCGGGCGTATGAGAGGATCGCCACGGCTTGTGCTGCCAAGTTCTCGGCGGGTAAACACTACACCTCCCGTCACTATGCGGTCTTTACCGAGGAGTGCTTCCGGTTAAAAACCCGGTCGCTCCCCAAGGTTCGACCACAAGTGTGGGAGGAGTTTGCAGTGCCCCGCTTTGAGGTTGACAGCCCATTCGGGTCGGCCGTTTCTCGTGTTCCTTCGTTCCGCCACCGCCTCTTTTGGAAGCGGCTGGTGTGGCGGGGGGTTTGGCGGCCCATTCCTGTCAGTGGGATGTGTGGTTACGCGATTTCTCGCGTTTCCACCGTCCCTCTGAGGGGTCTGGTGCGACCTACCCACCTGCCAGGGAATCGGAGGATTGTCCCGTGGTGGGTTGCTCTTGGGTCGGCTAGTGAGAATGCCATCTCACTTAGCGGCAACCCTGGAGCCGTTCGGAGGGTCCTCCGCGTGACCTATCCTGCCGCTTGGCGGTGGGCTAGGACCCGCGGGTTCCTTCCGAGCGTACCCCGGATCCTGGGAGGCTTTGGCCTCCCTCCGGTTCGGGGGAATCCCACGGTCGTCGGACGCCAGCCTGCTTGGTTCCACCGGGGGGCTGCTGCGCATCTTTATGGTACGTCGACAAAGGATTTAATGTCCTTGTCGGCACCATGGAGCGCGGCAATCCGTTCCGAGTGGAGGGAGCTCGCTGGCGATGCTTCCGACGAGAAGTTGAGTCGCGCCGTCCGGTGTCGGAAAGGAAGGGTTCCTTTCAATGGCCGGGGGCACTTCCTCGGGGACCTTCGGGCCCCGGAGGCAGTTGCCGCAGCCTTAGGAAATGAACTAATTTCCCTTCTTGGACCGGACGTAAATGCGGCTCAGTTTCGACAGTCCCCGGGCCTGGTGGCTCGAGGAGTCCGGAAGATTTATTCCGGATACGAGAAACGGTTTCGTCGCTGGAGGGGGGGGAGGGGGTTGGCCGTTAAGACCCCTGTTGGTGCAGTCCTGCGCCGGGCTCGTACTGTGAGAGAAAGTGTGAACTTCTTCTCATCAGGCGATCCTGACAATGGATACATCATAGGGGCCTCGGCCTATGCGGAGCGCGGCCTCTCGG